ATACTTTTAGACGTTATCTAATTATTCTGACATTTCAGGATAGCTTACGTACAGAACAATTAGATAACGTCTAAAAGTATTGGCTATTAACGCCCTATTATATACACAAATTTAATAACGGAACTGAAATTGAAACAACCCGTATAGCAAGAGAGATTTTTAAAAATTTAGATTTCAAGCACTTAGGTGCATTCTTTTTGCTATATAGACCATACCGATAAAACACACCCAACCCCGGGGATTTCCCCTTTTTTGCAAAGTATTTATAGCTAAACTAAAGCAGAGGTTCAGATATCTACTTGAATCTTTGTAGCAGTGGTTATATTTGCTTATTTTTTGCCTTCGGGCCATTCTAAACTAAGTTTTATCGAAGTTCCTAACTTGGAGGTGTCACTTAGGAAGAATCAACAACTAAAAAAGGTCACATACACACATTGGAAGATTCAAAGCTTAATATCTACTTAGCCAAGATGATATCCATGAGAGCAGTATGCGGGATTTTGGCGCTTCTCGCCATCAGTGGAGTCTTGAGCCACACGGTTGTTAATTACAATCATGAATTAATACCGGAAGATTTTCAATTTACAGATTGCCCAGACAGGATAATAATACGAGATGGACTAAATAAATATAATGAAAATGTAACTGTTTACTTTTTGAGAGATAAAAATGGAAAAGATGCCAATAAACGATTAGATCAATTGGGAGTAGGAGTATCACTCCACGGGTATTGGCCCAAGCCACGTTGTTATAATGATAATGGTGTGATAAAATCAGTAAAATCATTTATGGAAAGACAAGTTATTTCCCAGTCATGGGATTTAAAGAAGGAATACAATGAGATCAGAAAATTCATTATTGACAAGGATTATCGTGATAAATGGATTTCACACACAAGTAAATGGGACCAGTGGTATAATAATGAATATAAAAAACATTTTTTTAATGAGGGATACAACCTTGATAAATTTTTTATGAAAGTTGAAGATTCGATTGAGAATTTGAAAATTAAACCACTGAGTCCACATGAGTGCATGTTCTCAAAGGATAAGAAAATAAACCGAGTCACGCAGTTGGTAACATCAGAAACACCGGAAAAAAATAGTTGCAAAAAGGATTTCGAATACAAAATCATTAATGAAAATCAGGTGGTTAAGGAGGACGGTTTTCCTGTTCATATTGATGAAAATGGTAAATTGATGCAAAAAGATCCTACAGGAAACCCTTCCCTTTACGACCAAATTGAGCAGTTTTTCACACATTTTGAAATGGACATGGAATATATTACCGATGGAATAACTAGTATCAAGAATTACCTTAGTGAGTTCAAAGGATTTTGGCACATACTTGCAACAGGATTTTGGAGTATGTCATTAACAGCCTGGCAACTATTTGGTAAAGTAAAGAAAGGAAAAATCATTTACATTCATGAATTTGAATTATTTGAAACTTATTATCAATTTATTTTACACAAACATCACATAGTAGTTTTTGGATTCGGTGTGACTTTGAGCTTATTTTTGGCTTCAATGTTGGATTCAGCAACATTGTGGATCATTTCTATCGTTCTTAATGTTGGATTTTTCATCAATTATTTCTTTGGATTGAACAAAAAGGAAAATAAGGGAAAATTGTTTATTGCCGGTGCGGTGGTGATGTTAGTTTACTCAATGGGATGTTATTCGACAACAACTTATTATGAAAATGGATTCAAGAGAGTTAACGACGTTGATATTACACAGGTACCGGCTTCAGACAGAATTGATCTGGAAATGTATTTATCAGACAATGTTTATAAAGCGTTTGGTGGTTACTACAACTTGAGTTTGATCTATGTCACAATAATTTGCATGGTGATGTTAGTTAATATGGTGCGACTTTTTAAAGTCTGGAAACATTTAACTGATGTAGAATCATTCACAAAAGAATCAGCACAGAAAAAAATTGTAGTTGCTATAAATGGATTTACCTTTGCATTGACAACCATGATGCTTAGCTATATTTACCTGAATATGACCAGAGTGATAACAATTGATAACTCTCTAATTATCAATCAAGATGTTGCCCACAGTAAAACTAAATATATAGCCATAATAATGCTCATTTTGACAGCACTAAATGAAATCATGGCTTTTATGCCTTATGCTCAAGCCCCTATAAATCTTATGATGACTATAAGTGTACTTGTAATGTGCGTTTTGAAGAAAAGTTTAATTACAGAATTTGTTGATATTTTATACAGAGGGTTTTTGATGTATTATCATAGTCCGACTGGTAGCAGTTTACTTATATTTGCTGCTAGCTTGGTGGCCTTGATAATGTTCAAATATACCTACCGTCATTTCAACATGTGGCTTTTAATGCTAGAATTTATAACTCTAGTACCTTTTGTGAAGTTTGTTAATCGCCTCCCGATCATCAATTTAGAGAAAAACGTCAAAAATTTATTAGAAAGAATGGGGTTAGAAGACCTTCTACCAGTTTACATCGTGTTGATGGTTCTTTATGTTATGTTAAAATTGAATGGAAAAATCGTGAGAACTCCTAAACAATATTATAAAGTAATTAACGGTAAACTTATTATGCACGGAAATTTGGGAAAATGTATCAAAAATATTACTCTGGTCTTCATGGAAATATTGGTTGTGCTGGCTATGATTTCTTGGGCATTGGGAACAGTCTATGGTCTGGTTAGACAGTACCTGGACAACAATACTGAAAATAATGCCAGTTGGTATGTTCATATGGCATTTGGTATCTTTTGTTTGTGGCAAATTGGAGTTAAAATTTTGTTAATCAACAGTATAAGAAAAGTAGAAACGGAAACATCAAAAACAACTATGATTTCAATGATCGTATACGCTGCTGTATTTGGATTATTCATGATTTACGTTGGATTGCAATATCTTGTATGGATGATAAGATATGACCAGTATATTAACGGAATAATTGGAGTTTTCTTTAATGGTATGCCTTATATTTTCGGAACAATGATCGTTGAAATAATAAGACGATTGATCGCCCCAATTTTTTGCCTGATGAGAGAAAGATTTTATAACACACATGATGAATTCACAAGAAACATGTTGTCGAAGGCAGAGACTTTAAACCAGTGGATAACGAATTCGTGTTTAATGGTTAAACTTTCAATATCGATCATATACGCTTTGAGTGCCATGGTAAAGACGGGATGGATAGCGATGATTTACAATCATGACCATATTGAAACGATTGCTTCAAATTATGAAGTATTCCAAACTGTTATTGTCCTTTGCGCCACTTTTGCAGCTCTATTCGAATTCGACAAGATTATTGTGGAATGGTTTTTGGGAGAGATACAAGTAAAGGAAAAACTGACGTATGAAAGAGTAAAATACAACGATATCAAAAGGAATGCAATATTTACAGACGACTTGTGGCAAGAACTCACAAAAGATGATCAAGATAGAGTAGAAATGAGTAAGAATAAAACTAATTTGGGAGAAGTTAAAACAGGAACTAAAAGAAATTATGATAACGCACGCCGCTTACTAAATGAAACAGAATCAGATTTGACAACCACTAAACAAACTGAGGTGTTTACTGAAGTTTTGCCAGCTGTGAATGAAAGAGATATGAGTAAGATAATCCATAAGAGTAAATTTGTCTTGAAAGAAAAGAAATATGTCATTCAAAATGAACAGTGTAAATTAGATGATGAACTTGAGATTAATTTTGAAGACTATAGTAAAAATCCAAATACATACATTCAAAACGAAGATTACATACCCCTAATGATGGAGATAGACTCGAAGATTAAAGAAAAGAAAACAGCTATGGGATTACAAAGTGTTGGACAAAAGAATGCAGTCCATATGGAAATGATATCAAAAGCAGGCCAAAATTTACAAAAATTGTGTGATATCTATTCTCCTTTGGCTGGTTATGGAAGATTCAGTGTAGTACAGGAAACCAATTGGAGATTCGTTAATTTTTTAATCCCATATATGAGTTTATCATCATTCTTTTTGGAAGTAATACATGGAATCTGGGGAGGAATGGACAAATTGGCTGGACTTTTATCTGTTGATTTGACAAAAACACCAATAATTCTAGCAGCAAAAGGAAACGCAAAGGATGAAATAACCAATAAAGACATTTTTACGATCGAGGAATACTTTAGAATCACAGGAAAAACATATAAGGATTTGAGAGATCACATCAAAAATACAGATGAAAAACATGATAATCTGATTCCTAATTCGGATACAATTTATGTTGTGGGATCAAGTAAGGGAAAATTATTTGTGGCCTTTGACCTTAATATTGTCACTCAATTGGAACAAAGAGAAAATTCATCAATAATGGGAGAAAATATATTTGGAGTTTTTCACTACTATGAATTGGAACAAGCAAGAACAGTCCGGCCTTCACGTATAGAAAATGACATGACACTTTCAACAAGTGGGACTTTTGGAGGTTTGAGATATAGTGTCCCCAAAGGCACAGGATTATTGTACTGCAATTCTTTAAATATGTATCTTCACGAAACTATTGACAATATGGATAAATTGGAAGTGAACAACGACTTCAAAGATAAAGATTATCCTGATTGGCTTCTTGGAATCATGGCTTTGTCTGTAGGCAAAGTGTATCTGACAAAACAGGATGCTTACACCGGTGCCGAAGGATATATTGGATCATGCGCAACTGTAAATTATGCAGGAAAATTACACATAATAACAAACAAACATGTTGTGATGGGATATGGAAAAGAACATCCTCTGAGAACAAAATCAAGCATTGGTTATGTGGGAACACACAAGAATGTCGAAGCACGATTCATGCTTCAGGGAAAAGTTTACAACGTCCAAATGGAAACTTTGGTTGCTGCCGGTGACGATTTTGTCCTTTATTCGATTGATAGTGAAATGGAAAGAAGACTTTCTCGTGCATTAGGACCAATAGGAATCCAAGAAGCTGTAAATTATTTTCCTTCTTTTTCTGAAAACATGATGAAAACAGGAATTTATCTCAGTGCTACAAGACAAACAGACAGAACAATTGATGATGAAATGAACAAAATTTCTCTACGCAATACTCTAGTCCAATGGGACTCAGCCCGTCAGATTTATAATATATTAGGATACACAACACAGGGAATGAGTGGTTCTCCCATTTTCCATATTGAACAGGATGCAAAGCGTACTAAAATTTATCTTGTTGGCTTGAACAGTGCAGTGGAAAGCTTGGAAAGACACCAAGTTCATATGACACGAATCATTGATGCATTTAAAATAAAAGATGTTTGTGACTCATTTTCAAAGGGGAACGCTAGAAGTGTTAATGAGAATTGTATTTTGCCCTGTTTAACTGAACAATTACAGTTTGATATGCAACAAGCTTACTCTATTAATTTTTGTGGAATTGATGTTGAAGAAAAATGGGGAGGAGGCATCTGGCCAATTTTAAAGAATAACACTTTATTATGCAACAAAGGAAAATATGACGAACAAAAAAAAGCCCAATATTTCTGGAACATCTATAACCATGAAATGATGATGAGTGAGTCACCAGCAAAAATTGACCATGATCTTGTTTCTGAAATGTTTGAAAGCTGTGCTGTCACAACTGACATTAAACATGAAAAACTACTTGAAATCGACATGAGAAGTGAAGGATTCTGCATGATGGATATGCTTAAACTAATAAACATCATTCGCACAAAAGATAGTAAAGGAAAATCACGATATGATGGTTTCTCATTCAGGTGGAATAATCTGAAGGAGTACAAATTTATAAACAATAGTTCAGACACATGGATCTTCAATATTCAAATATGTAAGCAGGATATTGATAACAGGACGATTATTGTTGAAGATAATTTCTTGCACTCTTTCTTTGCCTCAATTGAATCTGATGATGATTACACAACAATTTATGATAAGGTACTCAAAAATGCCCCTATTGATAAAGTGGTGACAGGAACGTGGTTGGGAAATCAGTTAATGGTAACCACCTATGATAAAAAAGAATTCAATCTATGCACCACCGGAACTTTAGGAACACTTTACATGTATTGTGGTGAATTAGACAAGAAAATCCCATCGGTACCAGTTACAGAAGAAGAATTTGAAGATCTTAAGAACAACCCAGATAAACGTCAGGAAATCTATAATCGCATTAAGAACCTGAAGGAGGATAAGAAACAAATTGCTGCAGATCTTGAAAAGAAACGAAGACAAATCACAGATGAAAAACAATCTTATAAATATCTCGAGAAAGCAAACGAATATGAATCAGTCATCAATGATTACAAGAAAAAAGTAAAGGAATTCGAACAAAACAACAAGAATGTTCAAGGACTTTTGCAAGAGCTTAAAGCCCAAAAGAAAGAGATTGAAATGCGTTATAATCACTTAATGCAAGAAAAAAGAAATAACAAGAAAGACAAAATTGAAGAAGCCAAAAAAGAACGCGAAGCCTTCAAGAATGAAGAAAAGGGAATCATTGATGAAATCGAAAAGAAAATTAATGAACTTAGAGGAAACATTAACGAATCAAAAGAACAGGTAAAACAACTTATCGAAAGCAGGAGACTGATAGGAGAAAATAATCACCATAAACGAAAAGAAATCTTTTTGAAAAATGAAATTGAAGAATTGACCAGAGAGATTGAAGCCCTCCAAATCAAGAAAGAGGATGAGTTAAAGGTCATTAAACAAAAACTTAAAGAAAATCAGATTCCTCCACCTGAGAAACCAGATGTCCAAAATCCAGAGTTATCACCGGAAATGACACAAATGCGTAAAGAAGTCACAAATTCTAGGAAGATGATACGAGACATCGATCAGAAAATAGACGAACTTAAAACTATGCTAGAACACAAAAGCATTAATTTGAACTCGAAAGTAACAGTGGCTAATGTTCAAGTTGTAACTGACAAAGTGAAACAGATAAACGATTTCGTAGAACAACAGTGTAGAACAATTCAAACTGAAGATGGTTACAACTCTTTAATGGAAACTGCTACCCGACTGATTGATAGCCTTGAACAAGACCTTCTAGATGACTTTGAAGCATTGCAAAACAGCTACTACAATTTACTTGAAAAAGATCCTTTTGAAGAAGTAAAGAGAAAGAAGAAATCTCAACCTAGAAGCGATGAAGAGAAAAATCTCAGAAAAAGAGATTATGACCGTGAAGAACTTCAAAATTCTGGTGAGGAAAGAGATCAGAAGAAGCCATGGCGTGGTAACAGATTTGAAGTTCTAAATTCCTTACCTAAAGATACTCAACCTTCTACAAGCAAAGATTCAGAAACTAAACAACAGGATATTCCCATTGAAATCTCCATTGAAGAAATGGAAAAAATGATGAAGGGCCAAAAACAGGAAAGCAAAAAGTTAAGAGATAGAACATATGATCGTGTCAAAACTGTGCTAAAACAATTTAAAAATGGACACAAAACTTTTGACAACTGGGGACAACGAATTGATGGTAAATTTTATAGAATCAAGATCGAGAAAAAGGATCTTCCAAAACTGGTAGAAATTCAAAGAGAATTTTGTGAAAATGAATGGGAAATTAGTAAAGCAGAATTGGATGAAGCCATGAATGGTCCAGTTGAAAAGAAATTTGCTAACCAATTCTTGGGAACAAACAGATATATTAAAATGAGACTTGAAAGCAAAACAGATAAGGCACAAAACGGAATTGTAAACATGATTTTTTCAACAGAAAGTAAAGCCACAGTTAAGAGCCAGATTGAACAAGGAAGAACCGAAAGTGAATTGATGCGAAACAATAATTACGCCATTTTTGATAAACAAGAACAGTGGCCAGGATGGGCAGCTTCCCTCGTCGACAACTGGTTTAAAAATGAAAAGATCATTCCCATCTGGGCAAGACAACTTTCAGTAAGACAGATAAGCGAGAAATTTGTAACAGTCATTCAAGTCAGCGATAAAATGAAACCTCTTTTGACAAATGAACAAGATTCAAATTCTTTTTTATACAGTACGGTGGTGCCGAGAACCCGAAAGTAAATTGGCGCGTCGAATTGACGGATGTTTTCCCTGTGAAAGACAAATTGAGAAAAAATCGTGCACACTATGAACCAGTTTTTCCAGAATATTTAAAAACTACATGGGTAGATGATATGATACTTTATCATAAAACAAAAGATGATTTTAAGAGCTACATCTCCCATGAACAACAACTGGTCCATGTTTCAGATGAAAACTTTGAGATAATAAAACCAATAATAGATGAACTGCACGATAAACATTTCAAAAAATTTAATAACAGTCTTTCTTGGGATACATTTGATCACACCACCGGTCAAAAAATAAAACAGATTGCAGAGATAGATGTTGAAGACAACTTCAAAAGAATTACTGATAGTAAGGGACAGATCTTTCAAGATGTCAACAGTCTGTTAAAATATACAAATCATGATCACATTATCACAGAAAAAATACACAAACAAATCCCAGAAGAGATTGATTATGTCAAGATATATACACTAAGTGATGCAAGAAATAACATAATTAATGGATTCAACAAGATAGCCGATAGTGGATATGTTCATGAAGGATGGGATAAAAATATAGGTTTTGATCTTGATGAATTTAATATCAGTATTAGATCCTATAAAACTGCTCAATATCCAACCGTTGGTAAGTACTATGAAAGATACAAAAATTTGATAAACAACCCAGATACTGCCATCGAATCCATAGTTATTGATAATGTGATGGAAGATTTATTGATTGAGAAGGGTTTCAACACACAACAGCTTTTGAGTAATAGTGATTATTATATCACCGAAAAAAACATCTACCACTTAACTGACTCTATTGCTAGATATAATTTGAGCCCTCTTCCAAGATCTGAACAATTACAGAATGACGTTGATGAATTGAAGTTTTTTGCCTACTGCTTGTATAATAATGATCGTAAAATAGGATTGTCAGGATTTAGACCTGATTCATTTATTAAAGTTAATGGACAATCAGCGCCAGGCTATGGTCTTAACAGAATTTTTAAATCCAATGAAAATTTGAAAGATTTCCTTCCAGCATATGTAGATTATTATCATGATTTAGTTTTAAATTATGGTTACATTCCGTCTTGTATCTACAAGTCGTTTGAAAAATTATGTGTCCAAAAAAAAGAAAAGATCAAAGAAATAAGAACCATTTCAGGCGCGCCTTCTTGGTTATCAGCTCTTGGAAAACAATATGCCCATCCCGAGGAATCTTTATACCAAAAATGTATGAATGAAACCACACTCAAACTTGGCCAAAACTTTTATGGAGGTGGCTTTGATTATTTTGCAGAAGAACTCCTAGCATCTAGTAATGAGCAAATTTTATACAGGACCTCTGATTTTTCAAAAAATGATATATTTGAACATGTTTACGTCAAAGAATTAATTTCTAAAAATCGAATCGAAGTATCAGGCTTTACAGATGAAGAAAAGAAAATTTACTGCGCTTTACATGAAAATAACACAAACTTCATAAGGTCAACACCTTGGGGAGAATTATACCAAGTGGAGACAGGAAAAGCCAGTGGAAGCCCATGGACATGTATTGATAATTGTAAGAAACATGATGGCATCTTATATGTCCAAGCGGCAAAAATGATTTGCAAAGAAAAAGATATTGAATTCAAGCCAGACAATTTTAAATTGCTATATAATATTATTTGCCAAGGAGATGAAATTGATTTTAAATGTTTTTCGGATGACGCAATACATAAAGTCAAACCAGTTTATGTCAAGTATTTTATTAATGGAGAACAAGATATTGAAACAAAGATTAACAAGAACATGGGTGTTCTTATCAAACCTAATAAAATTAGTGAATGGACAGATAAATTGGATTACGATTTTGAGAAAAAAGAAGGAATTTGTTGGTTGGGTAATCACTTTACAAAATACGAAGGAAAATGGTACCCTATCAGGAGTGAAGAAAAAGTTCTTTTTGGATTGCTGTCAATAAATCCAGAATCGAGAGTTGGTAAAGATGTTAACCTTAATCCTGATACTACACTAGCTTACTCTTATAGACTTGCAAAGCTGTTTTCTTTTATGTTGTTTGTGGTCCCAAACGAAAGAGTTTTTAAATTATTAGAGACAATCCGATCTGAGGTGGTTCAAAGAATAAAAGCAAAAGTGCCAGATACTAAACTTTCAATGTATGATTTACTGGAAAAGGTTGATGAGAAGTTTGTTTCGCTCTGGATTGCTGCTGAGAAGGTAAAAATGGAAGATAAAAATTGCGACATATGGAGTCATACTGATTTTAAAAATTTTATTGGTAAAGAAATTTTATTGTATACAAATACAGTTAAACTAAATGCATTAATTTATGAGGGGCAAAGAACAGGGTTTGACTTTTCGCATGGATCTAATGTGATAATTGACCTTTTGAAGGAATCAAATGTTGAGATAAAAGAGAATCTCGAATCTACCATTTTAGCTGCAAACCATGTCGATGATATTTTTATGCGAAAACAAATGCCTTTTGCTCATGTTAACAACAAAAACATCCCAAAAATATTGTCCGGTTTGATGAACACAGTATATAACTCAACTTGTGATCCGGAAGTTTTAAACATGAGAATTAATAACTTTCTTTCCATACGTCTCCATATTGACTATGATATTGAACAGATTAATCAACTTGGATATAAAACAGTAGTTTTGACACAAAAAAATATTATAAACTATAAAAAAATTGGTACTGATGTGAGACTTCTTATTGCTCTACCTAGACTAAATGAAATTCAAAATATTTACTCTATTGCTCAACTTTTCAATGGAAGATCTTATATTTACATTGAAACTGATAAAGTCCATAAAGTGGATTTGAGTTACCTTTTTGACAATTTTGAGCAGAAGAATAGATGGCTTATTCATGAAGGAACTTATTTATATGAATTCAAAAGAAGAAACAACACAATTGAAAGAACTTTAAATTATAGTGCATGCAGTTCGTATTCTACAGATGAATTCAATAAAGAAAATTTACAATTTTTTGAAAAAGACAAGAAAGACCCTAACGCATTTAAAGATTACCAGTATAGAAAAAATATGTTAGAACATTATGAGGTGAACTGTGACCCAAGATTTGTTGAGTATATGCTACATCACGAGCAAACCATTTGTGAAAATTTCAATGTTGATCAAAGAGAAAGTAATCACTTCATCCAGAGTATAAACGGAGGCCCAGGCACTGGTAAAACCACAAAATTGATAGAAGTAATAGAAAACTTGAAAGATAAGAATTATAAATTATTGGTGGTTGCATCAGCCAACGAGCAGATTAGCAATATCGGAAACAGAATGATGAAGAAAAACATGAAGTTTGGAATGAGTGTTTCGCAAAAAGCAAGAGAGTTGAATTTAGTCCCACAAGATTTGTTAAATTATACTAATAAATATAAAAGATCGGACATAATGTTATGCACCATGCATACAGCCTATACGAAAAAATATAGATCAGACATAATTTTGGTTGATGAATGCAGTAGAGTAACAATTGCTGAGATGGTTCTATTCTTGTGCAGAGTAAGTCCTTTTTATAGCAAACATGTAAACTATGATGTTAAGAAACTCTATCTTTTTGGCGATAAATACCAAGCCAATGTGTTCAATCCAGACAATTTACAAACAAATTTTATGCAACCTCTTTCAAGCTTAATCCCAACGGAAGACACAATTTTTTTGAACAGAACATACAGATTTGGTCCTAATATAGTTGAGATTTTAAATTCAATCGCGTACGCCGAATTACCTCTTGTCGCTGAGAAAAAAGAAGATACAAAAATTGATACTCGTTTTACTTGCTACATAGGTAAACAAATTCATCACGAAAAGCTAAGTGAAATTAATGGGGAACAATCATATGTAAACATTGAAAATGCTAGATATGTTATGGAATCACTTAAAAAAGAACATGGAATGGAATCTGCAAAAATAATTGTGCCTTATCGAGGTCAGCAAAGATTATATAAACATCATTATAATGAGGATGTTTCAACTATTGATGCTTCACAAGGACGGGAATACGATCATGTAATATTAGATTTAACCAGATGTAATGCAAATGGAAATTGCGGATTTTCAAACGAGCTTTTTAGATTTATTGTTTCTATTACTAGATGTAAACAGAGTTTAACAATCGTTGGTTGTAATAAGGTTGTAAACGGAACGCATTTTGCAAGAGTATGTTCAAGAGGAACTGATACTTTTACCAAATGTTCTCAGTAATGGTAAACATTTAACAAGAATAGAAGCCTATGATATAAGCTTGCAACAATTCTACTACGTACGTGTTTACAAGGAGTATTTGTACAAAAAAATTTTCCATTAATTAATACGAAAAAACAGTAAAATCATATTATCAATTTTATAATAAATGAACGGAAATGCAAACATGTCAGCCAATAATCAATTTGGAAACCGTCGATCGCGATCAATTCAAAGATCAAATGGGAATAATCAACAATTTCCCAATCAGGGACAACAAAACAATAACTTTCGTCAACAACCAAAACAAGGACAGTCGAAGCCTTTCCAGAATCCTTTCAATGGGAATTTTCAAGGTTACCAACCCCAACAATTTAATGGTAACAGAGGATTTTCTCAGAACAGAAGTAATAGCCAAACCCGATTCAACCAACGTCAGGTCTCCTGGAACCAACAACCATGGAATCAAAATCAGCAAAATAAAAATAAAGTCCAAAGGAAAATCATTTCGGTGCCATCACTTTATACAACTAAGGAAGGGCGAAAGCCAACGATCTCTGACCAACCGTTTAATATCGTGGTGGAAAGTAACAATACTAGCCGTTACACAGTTTCTCAATATCTATTTATGGCCTTATATTTTTCCATCTATGGACCAATCGATGGCAAATCGCTCTCAGGAAAGAGAATTCCAGTCGAGACCAATATCGACCATGTCACAAAAGACAGAATTGAAAACTTGTATCGTGGGGTCATTTCAAACCTTAAAACCAGCAAAAAAAGAACAGAAGTCACTGATGATATCCCAAAGCGTTTTGATTGTCTTACTGTTGGTAATGATTGGGCCAAATTTAACGCGAGCGATGCAAGTGCAAATGGATCAGGAGAACAGTCAACAAGCAAGTCATTATGGGATTAAAGAAACAGGATATTTTGAACAATTGGGTGACGCACTTGATAAAAAATTAATTTGGATTTATTACTTTTTGGGAATTTTTGGTTGCCTTTTTATATTGAAACATTCAATAATGATTTGTCATGAGATTATAAAGTGCTCAAATAGTAGAAAACAATATAAGATGGACTATAAAACAGTTGCATTAGCTGTTATCTTATTACCCATGGTTTTTGGTGAAGTCGATTTCAATTCGCCCTCAACCGTTGTTCCAAGTGTAACATGCAACAGCGATCACATCTATTTGAGCGCTAATGAGTACGGTCACATCAATTTCTTCTTTGAGGGCATCAAGGGAGGAAAAAGGTTCATAGCAGGTGCTTTAGTAGCTAGAGAATGCCGGGATGATCATGTTTGGCTGCGTGAATGGGTAATGTTACCATCCTGGAAAAAAGAGAAAGGAGAAGTTTTGGTTAATAGAACCACTATTCCTATTGTAATCAAATTGAATTATTATGATCAACAAATTTTTTCGAAATTCGAGAAGATGTTCGAAATGTTAATTTTTATGAAAGACCATATGAATGCCGATATTGATTATTATGATTTTAGAAAACGAATCATTGATGAGATGAGTCTTATTAAAGTCCCATCGCCTATAACTTCTTTGTTACTAAACCAACTTACAGATAAGCATTATCTTAATGACAGATTATATTACAGTAAAATTGATAATCTTTTGGGGAAGCACCGTGAAGGAGATCTTCCATTATTAGAATCAATAACACAACGAGTGATATTCAAGAAAAAACATCAATATAAAAGTCATTCAAAATATCAACATTTAGAAAATATCAAAAAGAGTATGAGAAACACCTTTAAGTCATATGATTTGCAATTCGACCGTTTTTTGGCACATGATAACTTCAAAAGGACAATTGATGAGGTGGATATCCCTGTTGAAAATATAACATTGATAAATGGTAATAATTTATATAGGTCGGAGTTGGTTGGGATATGTTACCAGAGCGATGCAAAATCCTTTAGGACCGAAAGTTCTTATGCCATTTATTATAACGTTAAGAAAATAGGCCCAAATGTTTTTTATATTCAAGGAGATCGAATTTGCCAGGTTTATTGGACTGAGGGATCACCTCCACTTAATTATTTTTGGAAACACAAATCCGAACCTAGATTGTATCCATATTCAGTTTCAAAAGAACACCATACTCTGATTGAACAATATTTTTGCTTAAATACAGATTCTTATTGTAATTACATAAATCTGCCTGAGGAAATTCTCAACGTTTGCCAGAAATTAGACACTATCCCTATGAAGGGGAACCAAGTAGAGATTAGAAGATTTCACTGTCCTATCCACTTTGACCATGAAAAAACCAATCGTCCTACATTTTTGAGTCCTTGTCTTGAAAAAAATTGTGAAAAAAGGAAAAATTTGTTGCTTTACTTTGGTGTTTTCTTTGGCATGATTCCATTGTGGTTCAATTTGGTTAAACATTTGATCATTAATTTAATAAATATTATCTTATTTTTCAAAAAACGCTTTTTGAGAACTGGTAGTGGTGGAAAATTTTTTGTGATCTCTTCTTTTAGTAGTGTACGATTTGATTTGAGAAAAGCGTCAACCCTTCAGAAAATACGATTTTATTGTAAATTCTACTTATTCCCTTTGCATATAATATTACAAGTTATTGGATTTTTAATTTTACCTTTTACCATTTTTAAGAATAAAAAATTATTGATATTTCCTTTATCTTTTTGGTTAGCAACTGCAGAAGCTCAAAGATTTGGATTACCAGATGACGGTTATCCGGAACATTACTGTACAATGGGTCGTAATGAATCTGGTTATTGTAACAAATGGTGTGATGTTTATCCCGAAATACCAAACTGCGAAGAATTTTTTTCTGCGTCACGAGTTAAGCGTAATGTCATTGGACCTAACCCTGTGAAACGAATACAGGAGTGCTCAGCGATAACGGGATTGGATTTAGATAGTGTTAAAGGATTCATCACCAAAACTGGACAAATTGATGAGCTTAATTTTACCGGGCAAAAGTGCACAAAGGTTGGCTGTTTTAACAGAAATTTGTATAGTTCAAATATTAAAATCCTTCCTTGTTCTAGAGTTATTTTTAAAAAAGTAAATAATGATATATGTTTTGTTGAAGTTTCAAATGTTAAAAATCAATTAAATATTAATCAAAAATATTATTGGCAAAGCAAAAGATTAGTTAAAATCCAAGAAGAGGGAACGTGTGGTCACGATTTATGTTCCTCGTCAATTTCAAAAATGAACCGGAATAAATGTAAAGATAATTGTTTTGAACACTGGGGAAATTCTAATGATGATTGGCGTGACTCTCAGAACTGGAAATATCCCTTCTGGCATTTCTTTGGCAAAAAGTTAAACATAAATGCAGTTAAAAATTATTACTCTCCGATAGAGTACTCTTGTGATTCCGAAGAAGGCGAGTGCTATAGTCCAAAGTATGGGGCATTCTCAGCTACAAAGCGTGATTACTTCCAGCTGGATTATCTGGAACATAGTGATAAAGAGTATTTTTGTACTTATAATGAAGTGAGAGATATTAATAAAGAAATTGGAATAGATATCCTGTGTAACACTAATAGTAAAATCACTAAAGACACTTATGTTTTGAAAGAAAATATAGAATCAAGAACATTTTTTGGCGAAAAATTTGTATTTAATAGTAAATTTGATGAATTTATTCCCCCTAAAGGACTTTTAATTTGTTTTCAGTATCGTAAGACTGATGAATGGAGCAATCACATTTATGAAATAACTGAAAGGGAATTCATCGACTATTTTGGATACTGGTCAGAAAACGGTTTAAATTATAATGGCTTTGATCAAACTATGAACTGGAACAATGAAGGATTACAGGATACCAATCAAAACTTTGAATCATTTGAAGCAAAATTGAATCTTAAATTTAAAAAAATAGATAAATCAGATATAAGGTCATATGAAGCACAAATTCAGGAAATAATTAATACACAATATGTCAGTAAAAATGAAAAATTAGAAGAATTTTCAAAACAAATTTCTGAATTTACCGGCCAAAAGGTTCCCTTTGACAAGAGCTCCATGTACAGTATTAAAGTAAAAGCATTTGAACACAAACTGTCCTATGGAGATTTGGAGATAAAGTATGAGAGTAATGAAGAAATTATTAATAATGAACATCTATATAAGGTTGATTTGAAAATTTTATCCTGTGAAGGTGTTGAGAATCTTTATAATGGTGTAACAGTGATTTTTGAAAAATCTCAAACACCTGGAGGAGAAATTTTTAGTTGCACGTATGGTCATTTGGAAAGATCATGCGGAGAAGTTATTCTCGCACCGGAAACCCATCAGGAAGTAAAGTTGTCAATGGGAATTATTGGGTCTAAGGTTTTTTTAACTCAAATCAAGCCATTTTTTGTGCCAAACAACATTATAGAGGTAGATTGTAAGACCAATTTCACTTTAAAGGATAAAATAGAAGTGGGATGGCACGTTAAAGAAGGAATAGTCAGTCATGAAGACTATTATGGCCATTCATTACTTAATCAAGTCAATGATTTTATATACTCTATTAATCCGCTTAAAAATTTGTCCCTTTATTTAATCTTATTTCTAATTATTCTTTTTATTATCTTATCCATTAAGTTTTATTATACATTTACTCGAATATTATTTTATAAGAAAGAAAAATAAAAAATAAAAATAAAAATTAAAAAATAAAAAACAAAAAACCCAAAAAATATAATAAAATCAAAAAACCAAAAAAATTAAAAAACAAAAAACCAAGCGTCATTAACCGGTGTGGTCCTGCTTTGTACGGGCAGTAGATGACACGTAGTCGTACCGTCTTGAACCAAAAATATTTTATATAAACGATTAACCAGTAGGGTGTAGAATATATTACTAACAAAAGGGACTTTCTATTTTTGCATATTTTAAAAATTTTTACATATCAGATGTTCACAGCTTGTGATTAGGACATTGGCGTCGATATACAACATCGGAGATCGGAAGTAGGGATTGAAGTTTCTCGAAAAATTGCTCAAGGATGTCGGAAAATGTATGCAGACCGAATGCTTACGAGCGTCCTTGGGTTCCTCCCCTCCTCATAAGGAAAACTGAATCGAAATAAATACACGGTTGGAACGTGCTGTGATTAACTTCCACGAGGTATTCAACTGCGAGCCTCAACTTTTTTTCGATATGTCTCTGATCTACGGATACGCATTATTTTGAGGTTTCACCTTTTTATCATTCGTTGCTTCTGGCATCTTTTCAATTCCATCGAATTGAATTGTGCAGGACAACATCTTTTACGTCGTTGAAGCTGATATTTAGTGTGCTCGCGTTTGAACAACTGGCAAGATCGGA